GGCGTCGTTGTGACATGCGAAACCTGCCGCAGGACGTGGGCGTTTGATGTTGTCGCGGGACTTCCACAGTTCACTCCAGGGTGGGTTGATGTTTATGGCGACGACGTGCCGCAATCGACCAGTGAGGGCAACGGATGAGTAACCCCCCGCGTAACCCGTGGATCGAGGCCAAGAGGCGAGCCAAGGAAGCACGCCGCAGGCAGTGGGTTCGAGACCACGAGCGACCCGATCGCCGAGCAGCCTGGGATGCCCTGCGGGCTGCTATCGCCAGCTGCAAGGTGAGCCGGCAACCCTGTGAGCTGGCAGGGCCCGACTGCGAGGGGCCCGAGGCTCGGGCCGAATTCCACCACACCCATGGGTATGCCGAGGAACACCAGCTCACCGGGCTGTGGGTATGCCGGCCCTGCCATGTGAGGTTGCACAAGGCCGAGGCTCGCAGGGCACGCAAGAGGGCAGCAAAAGAGGCTGCCGAGGGCCACCGGGGCAGGCCTGGGGTGCTCATTCTGGACGACTAAAACCAGGCCCTGGAGTGTGACAAATTGTCACAGGAACCCCGGTTGCACCCCCCCCTCCCAAGTAAACCGTCCGCACAGATTCACGATTCTGTACCATTTTGGCTCACAAAAGCCTCGCCGAGGCCCTGGCGTGTGACAAGGCGGCGCAGTTTGCCGTGTGCGGCCTGCCATTCTGGCAAAACCGAGGAACCCGCGGGTGACAAAGTGTCACACTTGCCATAGAAACCTATTGACCATGACAAAATGTCAATGGCATTCTGGCACCCGATGCCCACCGAGAGAAAGCGCCCCTACCACCTGAAGCCAGATCAGCCCCGATGCCAGGGGGTGACGGCGAAGGGCTCGCAGTGTAACGCCTTCCCAAGGCCCTCGGGGTATTGCCGGCACCACGAAACGGACAGAACCCCGGCCCCGAAGGTGACCAAGGGCCCGGTGGTGGCCCCGGCCCGCAGGGTGCCCCCTGCCACCATGATCGAGCTGCGGGCCATGCTGGCCCGGGTGGCCGTGAGGGTGGAGTCAGGCGAGCTCGACCACCTCACCGGGCAGGCTGTGGCAGCCCTCGGCAGGGTGGCCCTGGCGACTTGCAAGGCCATCGGCGACACCGAGCCGGCCGATGAGCTTGAGGCCATGAGCCCCGAGCAGCTCCAGGCCGAAATCGCGACCCTGCAGGCCGGTGGTAATGGCAAGGCCTGAGCTGCGGGCCTTCGAGCCCTCTACCGACTCTGCCCTGGTGATGAGCAGCTGGGCTCATCAGGTGCAGGGCCGGGGTGCCCTGGCCGAGCTGAGCCCGGCTGAGTACCACCGCCTGCACCGGCCCGTGGTGCTCGGCCTGCTGCAGCGGGTGGCGCCCCTGGTGGCCTGCAGCCCCCATGACCCGGCCATCATCTACGGGTGGCTGTGCGGTGAGCTGCTGGCCGAGGGGCAGCAGGTGCTCCACATGATTTACACCCGTTCGGCCTATCGCCGGCAAGGGGTGGCCTCGGCCCTGCTGCAGGTGACCTACCCCGAGCTCGGCAGGGCCCCCCTGTACTACACCCACGAAACGAGGGCCACCCGCTATCACCGCGATCGGTGGCAGCTGCGGGCAGCCCCCCACCTGGCACAGGTGATGTGATGCAAATCAAGCTGGTAAGGCTGAAGCAATCCCATGACGGCGTAACTCTGTACTCCACCGACTCGGCAGGGGTGAGCCTGGCCGAGGTGCCCGGGGTGGGGGTGGCCGTCACCCTGCCGGGCAACTTCGAGCGGTTGATCCCGTGGGGGAATATCCTGTTTGTTGAAGGGCAGGTGGCCCCCACTGTCAAAAAGCGGGGCCGGCCCCCCAAGGCCAAGGCCACAGCGTAGGTGAGGGGCGATGTTGCAGCTCGGGGCCACTGCTGTGGGTAGAATTGCCCACAAGAAACCCAAGCGGGGCAAGGCAGCCCTGGCCGAGCAGGTGCGCCACCTGCGGCAGGCTCAGGCCCTGCTCGGGGGCCTGTTCGAGGAGCAGGCCGCAGCCGTGGCAGACCCCTGCAGGTATAAGGCCCTGTGGACCTCTCGCCGATCGGGCAAGACCACTTGTGTAATGGTGGATTTCGCAGCCCGGGCCCTGCGGCAGCCTGCCACCCGGTACGTTTATATAGCCCTCACCTTTCGCTCTGCTCGGGATATCGCCTGGCCCATCATCAAGGAGCTGGATCGCCGCTATGCCCTCGGCCTGCGGTTTCAAGAGGCCAGCCTGCGGGCCATCTTTCCCAATGGCTCGGAGGTGCAGCTGGTGGGGGCAGACCGGCCCCAAGTGGCCTCCACCCTGTACGGGCAAAAGCTGGCCGGGGTGGCGGTTGATGAGGCCGCATTTTTCAGCATGGATCTTGAAGACCTCATCAAGGATTACCTGGCCCCGGCCCTGGTGGACCTGCAGGGGGTCTGCTGGCTGATGAGCATTCCGGGCCACCTACCCCGGGGCCTGTTCTTTCACCTCACCAGCCAATTCCCCTTTGACGAGTATCAGCAGGCAGCCCGGCCCGAAAACACCCGGGAATGTCCTACTGCGAGCCGGTGGAGCGTTCACTCATGGGATTACCGGGCCAACCCGTGGGTAGCAGAGCGGGTGCAGGCCGAGCTCGACGAGGAGCTGGAGGCCAACCCGAACGCGCTAAAGGACCCCCGGATAATCCGGAACTACCTCAAGGGCTGGCCCGTCGATGTATCCGAGCTGGTCTATAAGTACCAGAGCCCTCGCAACGTGGCCGAGGGCTGGCAGGCCGGCCCCGAGCAGCGGTACACCATCGGGCTTGACCTCGGCTGGAAGGATTACGTGGCCCTCGTGGTGCTCGCGTATGAGCCGGACAAACCGGCCATCACGGTGGTGGCCACCTGGCGAGCCCGCGAGACCCTGCTTGACAAGGTGGCCGAGCAGGTGCGGGCCATGCTCACCACCTACCCCGGGGCCGATATCGTTTGCGACCCTGGCCACCTGTTTACCTTCGAGCAGCTGCGGCGAGGCTATTCGCTGCCCATCATGGCTGCCGAGAAGGCTAAAAAGTTCCAGGCAATCCAGCTATTCAATTCTGCCATGTTGGCCGGGCAGCTCCGGGTGGTGGACCCTGACCCCCACACCAACCCGTTGGTTGATGAGTGGACTTCCCTGACCTGGAAAGTCTACCCCGATGGCACCAAAAAAGAGCAGCCCGGCCAGGCTAACGATCTGTGTGATGCCTGCCTGACAGCTTGGCGGCACACCCACCATTACACCTCGGGCGAGCAGGTGCCCGAGGGCCCGCAGCTTAGCAGGGCCGAGGCCGATGAGGCCCGGCTCATTGAAGACCTTGAGGCCGAGTATTTGGCAGCCCAGGGAGAGGAATGGGATGGATACTAAAAAGTGGTGGCAGGATAAGAAAGCACCCCACGAGGGCATCACGGATGTGCTCCACCAGCTCGAAGGGCAGCTCACCGAACGCGACGAACGGTGGAAGCGCTACCTGCGCTGGTACCACAATGCACAGGTGGAGGGGTGGGCCCCGGGGCAGGGGCTCAGCGAGGCGGGAACCTGGCGATCGGGCCTGCCGAGGGGCAAGCGCCTGAGCCTCAACCCGGTGGAAAATGCCCTGAGCACCCTGGCCAGTAGAATCGCCAGCAACAAAATCAGGGCCCGGGTGCTCACGAGCACCACCAGCCCTGACAAGTGGAGCCTCAAGAAAACGGCCCAGAAACTGGAGCGGTTCATTATCGGCGAGTGGGCCCGAGGCCGGGTGTACGAGCAGGCCCCCCGGGTGTTTCTTGACGCGGGCATTACCGGGCTCGGGGCCATCAAGGTGTTTTCAGCCCATGGGCGCATTACCTATGAGCGAACCTTCCCGGGCGAGTTGGTGGTAGATGAGGCCGGCTGCCTGACCTCGGGGCATCCTCGCAGCCTGTATCAGATCAAGTGGGTGCCGGCCGAGGTGCTGGCTGCCCGTTTCCCTGGACGTAAGCACCGGCAGGCCATCGGCCTGGCTGTGGGCCGGGGTGGCACCCTGAGCAGCCACAATCCGAGCCAGGTGGTGGTGACTGACCTGGTGCAGGTGATCGAGGCCTGGCACCTGCCGAGCTCGGAGGCTGCCGGCGACGGGCGGCATGTGATCTGCCTTGCAGACCATACCCTGATGGCCGAGCAGTGGGAGGCGATGCGGTTCCCGTTCGCTTTCTTCCGGTGGAGCCCGGTGGTGCTCGGGTTCTTTCCGCAGGGGCTGGTCGAGCGCGGTGAGCCCACACAGGACGAGCTCAATAAGCTGGTGGGCAGGATCCAAGAGGCTCACCACCTGTACGCCACAGCGCAGACCTACGTGAGCGCGGGCACGGTGGACAAGGGTAAGTTGACGAACATCCCCGGGGCCGTGGTGGAGTACAGGGGCCAGGTGCCCCCATCGGTGCAAATGCCCCCATCGGTGAGCAGCGAGGTTTACAGGTGGGTGGACAGCCTGTATGCCCGCACGATCGAGGGGCTCGGGCTCAACCAACTCTCTATGAGCGGGGCCAAGCCCCCGGGAATCGAAAGCGGCATCGCCATTCGCGAGCTGCAGGATTCTCAGTCAGGCAGGTTTGCCCTGCTCAGCCAGGCATGGGAGCAGATGTTTGTTGACCTGGCCGAGCTCACCATTAACACGGCCAAGGGCATCGAGGGCTACACCGGCAGGCATATCACTGCTGAGGGCTGCGAGGATATCCCGTGGTCCGATGTGGACCTTGACCGGCAGGCATACGAACTGCAGGTATTCCCGAGCTCTTACCTGCCGCAGACCCCTGCGGGCCGGCTGGCCACTGTGCAGGATCTCCTGCAGGCCGGCTTTGTCGACGCCAAAACAGCGGTGAGCCTGCTGAATTTTCCGGACCTCGATAGCTTCACGAGCCTGAGCACAGCTGCGCTGGAGGATGTCGACCGGCAGATCGAGGCCATGCTGGCCGATGGCACCGAGGAGCACCCCGAGCCCTACCAGGATCTTGAGCTCGCCCTGAGTCGCACCACCTCGGCCCTGCTGCGGGCCAGGCAGGAGGGTGCCCCCGAGCCCCGGATGCGCCTGCTGCTCAACTATATCGAGGAGGCGCAGGATCT